TTGGGGAAATTCCTCTGTCATGGCTCGGGAAAATTCCTCTGTCGAGGCTTGGGGAAATTCCTCTGTCGTGGCTTGGGAAAATTCCTCTGTCGAGGCTTGGGAAAATTCCTCTGTCGTGGCTTGGGAAAATTCCTCTGTCGAGGCTTGGGGAAATTCCTCTGTCGTGGCTTGGGGAAATGTTGGGGTGCATCTTTTTTCTAGTGTAAGCACTGTTACTCTTTTTATGTTTTCAGTTTGTTGGAAATTAGCAAAAGGGAAAATAAACAAAAAATCAAAGAACTGCACAGTTATTGAACTAGAAGAAATAGATTGGTTTGAAAACAATGGGATTGAAAAAATAAAAACTATAACTCTATATAAAAAAGTATCCAAAGATTTCAAAACACAAGAAGGAACTAAAAACGAAACAGTGTGGACTGTAGGTTCTACAGTGAAACACCCATCATGGAAACCTACACAAGAAGAGTGTGGTGAAAATAAATATCACGCTTGTTCTCGCTCTTATTTTTGTGATGAGTTTAGAAATAAAAAAGGAGACAAATATATAGCCTTAGAAATTGATATCAAAGATATATATGCGTGGCCAAAACCAACATACCCACACAAAGTTGCTTTCAGAAAAGGAAAAGTTATAGGAGAAGTTACTAAATTTGGGAAAAAAATATGAAAATAAAAGTGATAGACAACCGCCGATCTATTGTAGATAAATGTCTGGCTAAAGGAATCCCAGCGCTATGGGGAGATTATTTTGAAGAAGCCTCTAAAATTCCACATCATGTTTTATGCACCGCTTCCAATCCAAACTTCACTTTTGGTGGGGGAATCGATAAAGACTTCCAGTATAACTTTCCTTTCTATTGCAAAGTAAAACAATCTCGAAGATTCACAGGGAATGAAAGAATTGGAAATATTTGTTTTGTCATTTCAGTTGATCATAAGATGACTTCAAATGAAATTCTAGTGGGAAAAGCGATACAGTTTGCAATAGAAAATACAAAACCACACGAAACTCTATGCCTCACCGCGATTGGCACAGGTCTTGGTTTGATGGATGAAACAATCTTTGTCGAAATTTTATGGAAAAATACAGTCTATCCCTTGGGAGATAGACTGGGTTGAGGGTTACTATAGACACCTACGTGTCTATATTGAAGTTACTTTGATAGCTATAGCTATCAGTGATTCAATTTTTGCAGTTCCAGTTGGAACTGAATGTCCGCGTGCGGTGAAATAGGAATGGAATGCGCCATTTTGTATACTTGTTTACAGAAAGCTGAACAAAAATGGAGTTGTCCGTGTTCTTCTTGACACGCTCCATATCTTCTTTCGGTTATCCATATAGCAGGAAACGCTTGAGCGCACGCTCCGTTATCGCACCTTCGTAGATTTGCTATCATTTTCATACTGTCTATGTTGAGGGGTTACTGTGGTGAATTGTAACTTTCAAAAAGCGTTGAATCCCCCTCCCAACAACCCTGTTTTTAGTGTTCCAAAAACATCTGGTTGTTGGGAGCGAGATTCATTTTAGTTTCCGTTTATCGGAGAACTCGAATCTCGCATGATTTAAAATCCTACCACTTCTTAAATATACCGCCAAGCAATTTTTTAATTTGTAAAAGTTCCAAGACTTTTCGGAGCGCGTTGACAAGTTGTGTGAGGAGTGAGACTTGTTTTTCGAGAGCGGGAATATCGTTTTGAAGTTGTCCGATAGCCCCAGCGATTCCTTCCGCCGCATTTTTCTGCCAGATTCCTTGTGTTATTTTCGCTCTGTCCATAAAATTAGTTAAATAACAAATCTCAATCACAAGTCCGTTAAGTTGCCGGCACCAGCCAAGACTGCCGACTGCCGCATTGGTGTCCGGTATCGCTCCGCGATTTTGAATATCGAGAGAGCTGGAGACGTATCGCGCGAAAACATTGGCGATCTTTTCGTTGTTGTAATGATACACTTCCGTGCCTCGAATTTGATTGTTGTTATGGGCATTTAGATGCAAATCGAGGCATAAATCCCCTGTTTTCCACCCATTCTTTTTCACCCACGCTATCGAATCTTTAAGGTTAAGTTCATCGGGGACATAGAGAGCTTCTCCAATCATTTTCGCCAGCTCGTCTCTAATTATTTTACAAAGCTCATTTTCTTTATACTGGCCGACAACAACACCCGAATCATCTCTAAAGTGGCCACTATTTACAAAGACTGTTTTCATTTTATTTATATAATTTATTTATAAACCACGTTATAAAGGACATCAGCCAGTTGTCCTTTTGTTTTGGTTTCAAGGATAAAAAGACACTCTTAGCCATTTGGATATTATGGTCGGGAGAAAGGAGTTTTATAGATTGGTCGTATGAATCAAATATCTTGAGGAATATATCGTTTCCGTGTTCTTCATAACCATAACACATGCACCAATGCGTGTTAGGAAGTTCGTTATCAACATACACTCCGTCCTTTAGAAACCATGCTGTAACGGACACTCCAATAGGGCCATAAGGCAAGTTGTCCTTTATAATCTTTATTTTGTCCTTTATGTCCTTTTGTCCAGTCCACAGCCATTCGTGCTTTACTTCGTATTTTTGCAACCATTTCTGGCCTTCTGCGAGGAGGCTCCCATTCATGGGGTTAGGCATGAGAAATTCCTCATAAGTAATAGTCATTGGAAGATGGTCATCGAGAATTAGACCGTCATGTCGGATACATTGTAAGACATCATGGGGATCACCACCCGGTGGTTCTATATGAGCGAGAATGTAGGTAAATCGTTCGCTAAAATTTGGCTCAATCTTTGTGATGTATTTTTGGATTGTCTCAATTAAGTTTTGACTGCCCCACACGGTGCATCCATAGGAATCCCAGTCTCCGCCAAACTGCGGTTCGTATTTTGGAAGAAAGATATCGTACTGTCCGTCCTCTCGGAGAATCTTTTTAGTAGTAACAGCTCCAAGAGTGTAGTGGTCAGGTTGGATTTCTTTTAATCTAAGGCCGTAATCTTTAAGCATGTTATTCCGGTGTTATCGTTTGTAATGTCTTAGTTTCCGGTAGCTTTATTCCCTGCTTGGCCGCCATTGCCGCCACAGTTTCTTTTATAATAGCGATATTGGCGTTTTGCTCTTTTAGAATCATACGAATTTCCCTTTTTTCTTCTTCAAGATTGGTAACTCTCGTTTCATGAACAGCAACAGTTGTTTCTATTCCCCCCACTTTTGAAAAATACAAAGTCAGAGGAGTGGCAATACCTCCGATAAGGCCGATAATTCCCATGAGGGCGTTGATTGTTATTTGGCCGCGTGTTGAACCTTTCATTTTAATGAATTATAAATTATATGCGCCATCGCGTGCGTGGTAACTTCTTCAGTTTCGTCATTTATGTTTATTCCAGCCCATTCAAACAGTTTGAAGGTGGCGTGTAAACATTCGTGGGCGAATGTAGCATGTTCTTTCGCGGTTCTCGGCTTTTTAGGAACCCAGATACAAGGAATATATCCTTTACGAAAAAAGCACTTCCCTCTGGGAATATAATCATGATCGAACTTTGTGAAATCAGTTTTTTCATCATCGAACTTCCATGCCACAAATTTGCATGTTTCTTTATAGTCGCCAAAAATAGTGATGACAGCGAAATCAAATAATCCCATTTCGGTTCTTATCATTTTTAATTTTCCTTTTTTGAGTCTTTGTGCTTCGTTCATTTTCCGCTTCGCTTAAAAATAAAATCTATGACAGCATTCCATGTGTGGATAACTGCTTCGCGGTACAAAATGAGAATAATAAAAATAATCAATCCGGCTGTAGGCTTCCCTAACAAAATCAACCATTCATGTACTTCTTGTGGGGTCATTCTTCTTCAATAAAAAATATAATATCAGGGGGTTTGGTAATAACAGCTCCTGCCACTGCTGGCTCTGTGTAAGTTACAAAACAATCAATGGGGCCTGAAAGCACAGTTTTGTCTGCACTATGTGGATCGTCCGCTCCACCAGTCCACACATCATCTCCGTTCGTTACACGAAGACTTGCTGTTGCGTCTCTACTTACAGTCCAATTCATTGTTCCAGGGTCTTGAATATGAAAACCTATCCAATACTGTGTACCTCCCACAACACTAATGGCGTTTGCTCCTGTAAAATTCAAAGTCTGGGCAGTTTCACTTGTGCTAGTAAATGAACCGTCATCAGTTACGGCTAAGAGATCATCAGGTGAGTCGGATGTGCTTGAATAAATAACTCCTCGCCAGTTTCCTGTCCCTGCACTTGATAGCCACAATCTACAAGTCATTGAATCTACAGTCCCGCTTGTACCTGGCGTACCTCTGCTAGTTAATTTGTTGTCTGCTGTAGCGGCAGTTGAACTAGCTCCGTCTGTTTCTTTTCCGAAGTTAGGGTCTACTCTGACAGGGTAAGTTGCCTTATCCAAAAAATCTTTAGGAATAGTAATGCTTAACTTTCCGTTTTTATAATTCAAGTCTCCCCACACTTCCATTCCGTTAGCGTCAATCGCTTTTGGCCGATAGATATGAAAAGCTTTACCAGTACCGTACTCATTCCCCGTCTTAGAGTAATAAACCGCATAAGAGTTTATGACATTCTCTGGTACACCCTCTTCTGCTGTTTGTTTATAGAAGTCAAGACCGTTCACTCCATCCAGAAAGAAGTCAAAAGTATCTTTGTTAGGTTTTTCATTCAAGACAATCTCAAACTCAAAGTTGTTGTCATCTATTGGGTAGGCATGAATTTCCTCTTTTCCTTCACTGTCTTTCCACTCAACACGACTGGTCAATAAGGTTCTTTTTCCTTGACCGTCTATATTGTAAGAGACACCCATCCTAACTTCGTTGTCCCACTTAGAGAAAACAATTTTAGATTCGTCTTTGACTATTTCCACTATGGCTTCTCCTCTAGAGTGTTCAAAGTAGAGTCCTTTATCTTGTAGCTGGTTTATTTGATCGTCGCCAAAAACGACACCACTAACTCCGAGTACAGCTATTGTTCCAAATGTTGCTAATGTTTTTTTCATATCCTATTCTCTAGTATATACACCATACACTTGTACATATAGTTGATTCGGCGTTCCGGTAACTGTGCCGGTTTCAAGGATAACCGATTCCCCTGCTGTCCATGTCGCATTAGTGGAAATACGGTTGACGGTAGAGGTTGAGGTAGTCGAACACGTTGCGGTTTCTGTATCATTAGCTCCATTTTGATCTGAAAGGTTTATAACAATAGAAGTTCCACCCCACACCGAGCACATAATCTCGGTTACTCTAAAGCCGTCTCGTTTTGTACCGAGACCAACATGCTTCGTTGTTACAAATCCACCATTAAGGAATGGATAGGTTGTGGAAGACATTCCGAAGCTAATGAGTGATTTTGTGGTTGGAAAAACTGCAGGGAAAGAACTATCCGTTGAAGTGGCAAGAATGAGTTGATTATCGGTAGTATCAAAAGCTATTTCTCCAGCATTATCTACGAATGGAGCCGCCCCGTTTGGAATCATCATATAGCCAGACACTCTCAAACTTGTTAATTGCGGAGATGGTGTCCATGCTGGAGTAGACCCATTGTTAGTTAAAACAGTTGAAGATGCTGAAATACTTAACTCCGCGATTGAGCCTGCTCCAGAACCATACAGCAAATCTCCTGCGCCGATAGCTCCGCCAGCAAAATTATTTAAATCTACAGTCCCTGTCCAATCTCCAGTGGCATTTAGAGTAAGAGCGCCGGATGTAACTTGTAATCCCGTCCCTACAAAATCAGTGAGTACATCTCCACCGAAGTTTATAGAGCCTCCAGTGATTGTTAGGCCATTTGAAGAAGATAGACCGGCGGTTCCTATTCCACCGGCAAATGTAGATGATCCGTATCCTTGACCGACTGTCAGTTTACCCGCACCCAAAAGACCGGCAACTGACAGTTGCGCATAAGGTGAAGTTGTACCTACTCCAATTTTACCGTCCTTATCAATCACAAAAGCGGTTGAAGTTGCGGTTGCGGTTGAGGTAGAAACTAGAAAAGCAGGAGAACTTGAAAGCGAATTATTGGCAACGCCTAACTGTGCGCCAATTGTGGAAGTTCCAATACCAAAGAATCCGTTGTAATTTATTTGGAATCTTTCAAGAGATTTTCCTCCGGCGTTAGCCACCATCATAGTACAAGAAGTAAGAGCGAAACTTGCGCCAGGGGTACATCCAAATTTACCCAATCCATTAGGGAAACTAGAACCAGCCGCCTGCATACCAAACCCAATACCAGAATACCCTGCGGCAAACGCGCCGTTTTGATTCAGCCAGAACATCGGTTCAAGAGCGGTTGAGAATGAACCAGTTAAAGTCAAACGAGTATCGGCAGAGGCCTGTGTAGAAGTACCGATACCAGTGAAGGCGGTGGTGAAGTCATTATCAGAAGTGAGATATGTGCCGCTATATCCCGTATCTATGATGTTTGTAGTATTTGCGCTAATAAGCGGGCCGGAAATGATTGTATGACTACCCGCATTGTTTATACCAACTGTGTTGGCGGTGATTCGTCCTCCACCACTTATAACCGTATTCAATGCGCCAGCAAGAATTGAAATACCCGTTGCGTTTGATTCGAGCCACGGAGAATCAATGTTAATTCCAATCGAAGAACCGTCAATTTGAATTCCCACTCCTATAGTAGAGCTGGGTTCACTATTTGGTTGTACAAGTTTCCAACCTTCTGCCGCCACAAAGTTATATCCAACCCCATTTGAATCATCAACAATACATCTTGACATATACATAATATTGTCATTCGCAAGCGTTCCCGAAGCCTCAAAACAGTTAGAACCAGCGTATCGCATGTTGTTAAAACTTGAATAAAAGGAACGGTTTTGAGAGTCTTTAACAAGGTGTTGAATCAAGAAGTCGGTAATCTCAATATGGTCTGTATAGACATTTGAAGTGTCGGAAGTAACAAGGCCAAGCCCGAAATGCGTGCCGTTCGTATTATCAATACTAAAATCTTCTAAAATAACGCGTGTCAAAGCGGATGTCGTGGCGACAGATACGCACATTCCATCTGTGGAAGCATCGCAGGTAATTATGGTTGAACCCATGCCAGCTCCGACAATTTTTGTATTACTTGAAGTGATTGTAACTGGCCCAGCGTAACTTTCTTCTTTCAATCTAATATCTCTCCACCCCGCGTTTATCGCTGTTTGAATGCTCGTATATTCGCAATCATTGGCGCAAACAGTTGTTGTTGTTGAAATAGCCCAGTTCTTATTATTTATTCCTGTAAACCATGAAGTTGAAGAGGCGGTAAGCCCTGTTTTCAATCCAATGAGGGTAGAGGTGGCATTTTCAGTTACACCGAAGTTTGTGCCAGTGGTAAATGGAAAAGCGCCTCCCCCCGCGCCTGTCGCGTCATTCCCATCACAAAGATCAGCGCTACCAGTAATTGTGGCGCAATTCGGCGTGAGCACTCCTGCTGTATTATCAAGACCAGTGCCGGTTAAGTCGGTAAAAGATTCATTATTTAACCGAAACGCTCCTCCGGTTATGGTCAAACCGTTTGAAGATGACAGTCCAGCCGTGGAAACTCTACCTGAAAAGGTGGAAGTTGAATTTGCTTGACTTACATTTATAATACCGGCAAAAGTGGAAGTTCCTGTCGTTGAAGTCGCGGCGATGGTGTCAAAGATACCAAAGGTTGATTTTAGAAAAGTGGAAGCATCCAATCCGCCTTTAGTCGTTACATTTCTCGTTTCTGTTGTTGTCCCTGCCGCGCTTATAAGAAAGCCTCCGGTGCTTTGAATATCAAGAAGGCCAGAGCCGGTGTATTGGTCTGCCGCGTCAGAGCGAAGGAAAGAAGCTCCCTCGATTGAATCCACAGTCGCCGCATCGGTGCAATTTGAAGTTACAGCGACATCATTGGCATTGGCGGTTATACAAGTGCCCGCTCCCACCACAAGAGTTGTGCCAGAGGTTGTAAGACCGGCTCCTGCTAAATCGGTGTAGGTTGTAGTGGCTGAACCATTGCCGAGTGCGATTCTTTGAAGTGTGAGATAAGTAGTGTCTATGCCTAATTTATCAAATATCCCACCGAAGAACGTGGAAGTAGCGGTAGATTCTACTTGAATAGGGATTGTGGTTGTAGGCCGGAGAGTTGAAACTCCAAATTGGCCTGTAAAGAGTTGCCACGATTCACCGAAGCCGCCAGAACCGCCGCCTGTTATACAATTAGAGCCAAGAGAGGTGAGAATGCCGGTAGAGCCAAACTGCGCGCACCCAGAGGTTTGCGGAGAAAGAGTGAATGTACCATCTATTTGAAGCGAACCTCGGAAAAGAGAAGTATTCGTTGTCGAGGTGGCAGTAATAGAACCTACCGTTGGAGAAGTGGTAGCAGAAAGTTTGGAAACACCAGACGTTGAGGTCGCATAAATGACACCGCCATATGGTTTTATAATTTCTTGCGACTGATTAAAAACTTGTCCTAGAGATATAAGCGGGACAAGAAAAATAGTTATAAATAAGAGTTTTTTAGTAAGCGTATTCCACATAGAAGTCGTCTCCATTTGAAGCCATTAACACAGTGATAGTATTCCCTGAACGCGACCATTTTGTTGTTTCAGTCAGGAACTGACCATTTTGAAATACACCAAGAACCAAAGTCCACGGATTCGCAAGTTGTGTCAGGTCAAGCGTTACGTCATCGCCAGATTGTGTGCCAGAAAGTTTTTCGATGGAAATAGACATACCGCCGCCAGCTCCGCCACTTCCTCCACGGATAGGAATTTTCTTTATTTCTTTTGGAATCCTCGGCTTATTTTTAAGACCTTTTTCATAATCGAGTTTGTTTTCAGGTTCGAGTGTTTCAATACCTCTGGCAATTTCTTCAAAAGTAGGCAGTATAATCTCCTTCTCCACTTCTTTGATTATTTCCCGTTTCTCGATAATCCGGTCAACAATAGGAATATCAATCTGCGAAGCAATTTTTTGTTTATCCTGTTCACTTAGAATATAAGCATCGCCTTTGTCGCCTTTAATTGGAGGCGGAATTTCTTTAAGAACAGTTTCTAAAATTCTTTCAACAATTTCGTCTTCATCAGCATCAAGACCATCTATACCCGGGTTCCCTTGCGGAATTTCTTTAAGAACAGTTTCTAAAATTCTTTCAACAATTTCGTCTTCATCAGCATCAAGACCATCTATACCCGGGTTCCCTTTAAGCATCTCCACCTTGCCAAAAAGTTCGCTGAATTTTGTATCTGAAAGTTTTTTATTTATATTTTCATTTACTATTTCAATCGCCTCTTTAAGTTCCTTTCCAACTTCATTCATCATACGGTCAAATTCATAGCGAGTTTCTTCCTGAATCGTAGCGATAGAATTTTGTAATTTTTCTTCTGTTCTTTGTTCCAATTCTTTAACAAGTTCCATAAGCCCCAATGTTGGAGATGCCCTAAGTTTGATATATTTTTTAAGGTCAATAGACATCTTATTTTATGGTCTCAATGAGTTTTTTTGCAGCCTCTAAAATCTTTTCTTGTGTAAGAGAATTGACATCTAGCATTGTTTTTATTTTTTGACCTAATTCGGGAAATCCCCTTAATTCCATTGAACGTGAAGCATTGTTAATTATCTGTTCGGCAATTTTTGGATGATAAATTCTATCAATAGGGTCTTTAAAAACGTCGGTTAATTTAGCATCTCCGCTTTCAATCAATTTATCATACATGGTAATTGTATTTGGCGTATCGCCATGTGGAGAAAAATTAGCTTTAAGGCCTGATAAATCACGAGTAATAGGGTTAATTGACAGTCCCGCGCTAGGTTTGATTGCTATGTTTAATTGAGGAAATGCTTTTGACGCGATGGAAGCAAGCGCGGAAGTGTCTAGGATTCCTTGACTGACAGCTTTAATACCAGCCGCGAGAGTGCCTAGATTTGTAGGGTCGTAGGCTTTGTCTCCCGCTTCATTTAAGAATTGTCTGCCGTATCCTTCCACTTTTCCAAGATCAGGAAGAAAACGAGATTTTGGAATATCATAGCCTTTCGATGGTTTTTTGCCCTGTATTTGTTGTGTAAGATCATAAGCTGTATTAGCGAGACGGAGAGGGGATTTGATGAGACTTTTAGCGGCTTCGGAAGCTGTACTGACAAGATTTTTTCCAAAAACGCGAGGAAATTGGCCGAGAGTGGTTTGAGAGGTTTTTTCTGTTACATCTTGAATACGCTCTCGCAAAGACGAAACAATCATTCCTAATCTTTCTCTTAATGGTTTTTGAGCGGTAGATGGCATTGACTTATTTTGACAAATATGATAGTATACTACTATGAAACGTTTTATTAAAAATATAGCGATTATTTCGAGCGTATTATTTATCCTCTATTTAGTGTGGCCAGTTTTGTTATTTTTGGTTGGATTATTGATAGCTTGGGTTATTTTACGCCTTCTTGTTGAATTAGCTCTCTCGCGCGCCTAAAACGTTCTTCGGGTGTATTATATTTTTTCACGATTTCATCCCACACTCTTCCTAAAATTCCTGTTTTTGTCATAGATGGGATGTTAAGTTGTTGAAGAAGACTTGCTTGCCGGGAATCACCGGCGATTTCCATCGTCATTCTTGCGAGAGTTGCTTCATCAACAAGATCAACCCCTGTTAGTTTTTTTACTTCCTCAAACATTTCTTTTGTTCGTGCATCAGAAGGACTGAAAACACGTTTCATTAAAGAACCTCCTCTTTCGCCTTCTTTACCTAATTTCAAATTTAATTCGTTTCTAACTTTGACCATAGAAGAGTAACTATCATTCAAAGAACGATAACTGTCAGGAAGTTGAGATTTTAGAGCTTCGTTTAGTTGTCCTGTAATCGGCCTTAAAATTTGTTGGGGAGCGTCAGTAATGGGAATAGTCAAATCCCTTGAACCTGTATAAATTCTATCTTGGATAAAATCAATAAACTTATCTACTTGTTTTGCTGTTGGATTACTACCAAGTTTTGTCGCCTCTTCCAAAATATCCCTGTATAATTTAGTATCTCCTTCAACACTAGTTAAATATCCTATAGCATTTTGTAATTGTTGACGGAATTTAACAACAATAGAGCCAACTGGTTTATTACCTACAGACGCTCGGTTCAAAACGGTGTTTTTTTGTTGGCCAACAGTATCAAGTTTTCTTTGAATAGTGTCTAAGGCTTTTTGAGCTTCTTTACCTGCCATTTCAAGAGGGGTCGCATTTTTGAAATCTTCGGCGGCTTTCTTTGCAGTATTCGCATATAAATCAAATTTTTCTGGGGTTGTCCTTTTGAGAGTTGTTATATACTGCGGTTGCAAAGGTTCTGCTACTATCTTTTCAACGCTTTGGTTGATTGTTTCTCCAGTCTTTGCTATACCTTTTTCAATCTTGCCGGTGATACTAGCAACAGTTTCTTTACCTGCTTGTGCTCCAGTTTTCGCCACACCACCAATAGCTTCTTTTGCGGCTGTCGAGGCTAAAGATATACCTTTTTCAATCACTTTAGTAGCTGGTCGGCCTCCAATCGCCCACAAAGCAAGTTCAGCAGAATCGGCAAGAGATTGATATACATCTGGCGTTACTTTTTTCTTTATTTCTGCCAAAGCTCCTTCAATTCTCCCCGAAATATCTGCCGCGCCTGTTAAAACATTCGTGCCGAATTTCCCTTGCGCAATTTCCTGCACTAATTTATTTTGAGACAAAGTATCAGCCGCTTTTTTAACAAAGCCTATCATCGGTTCAGCAATTATTCGTCCACCGATTCTTGCGGCAGTGCCAGCCGCTTTTAATGGTAATCCTGCCACGGCCAGAGCTTTTTCACCCACTCCTTGCGCTTCCGAAAATTGTTTTTCAAGTTCACTCCCTGTCTTTTGAATTTCCTCACTGGCAATCCTTCCCGGCAAAGATTCTGATCCCTGTTTCATTCCTAGAAAAGTGTCCTCTACCGGCGTTTCAGGTTCAAAATTTACTTGCGAGGCATAAACGGGATATTTTTCAATCACTTTTTGAGCAAGAGTTACATCATCAAGAGCGTCATAAGCGCCGGGATATTTCTCTCTCACTTTTTTTGCGAACTCTTGTGGGGTCATAGATTTAGATTAAGAGGATTATTTCCAACATCAGGAAGTTCTAATGGATTTGTATCTTCTAAAGACTTATCTGAATATAAAGGTATTCTACTTTCAGGATTGGTAATGTTATCTATCTGAAGAGAAGGCAAAGAGACCTGCGAACGAATTGCATTGTATCGAGTTAAAGGATTATCAATCAGTTCTTGCATTTTTGTCTTCCATGTTTGCGCGGCTTCTTTAACAGTTGGAACTGAAGGTGAAATCAATCTATCCCATTCTGTTTCAGTCAAAGCCGAACCAGCTCTTTTGTTTATCATGTTTGCCGTCAAGCTATTGAGTTTATTTTGAATGGAAGCAGATTGTCCAATACCGAATTTCCTAGAAATAAAGCTCGCCATGCTTCCTGTAAAAGCTCCCACTTCGTTATTCCATCCTTTGCCAAGCAGTTTTTCGATCTCATCAACTTTATTTTTCACATATAAAATATCATCTTCGGATACAAAATCTTCATTCCCCGTCAATTTACGAGCCTCACTAAAAGCGGATATTTCAACTTTGCGTATTGCTTTCAAGTCTTCCCCTTGATTTATTAAGTTAGCCACTCCCGCAAGATCATAATCACTCAATCCTTTCTGGCCGTTGATGTTAAGCAGGGTATTACGGAGGCCAACCGCTAAAGGTTTGTTTCTACTTACATTAAATCCATACACTTGATCCGCAATCTGCCATACATCAAGACCTTGCACTTTACCGGCTAAATACATTTGTTGTCCAATCTCAACATCTTTGTCAGAAAGTGAACGTCCTGTACCAAAAGCGAGCCGAGCCACAAGAGTTCCCTGTGCTAAATCAGTAAAACTTAAATTGTCGCTAATTCCAGCAACTTTCTTAGGAGGGTATAGAATTTCGTTTTTTACGAATTTCAATTCTTCCGGAGTAAGAATTTCCGATAAGGATTTGCCACCCAATGCGTCAGATGGATTATATAAACCGTTTGAGTTAAGAGTATCTTGAAATGTCTGTACATCCGCACCGCTCCATCCAAGACCTCCCAACATCTTCCCAGTATCTTCACTGGTAAATTTGAACGCGTTTTTTGAAATATCCGCGCTTTCTTTTGGTGTTGTATCTTCAATGAAGTTTTTTATTTCATCCGTGCTCACTTTTCCACCAAGAGAAGCAAAAATTTTACTCACGTCAGACGTTTTGAGAGTTTTAACCGCGTCAAAAATCAAACCTTGATTGTTAAGTTTTTTGTCTTCTTCTTGAATCTTTTTTAATCCATCCACCTGCGCTTTCTGAATCGCGGCAATTTCTTTATCTCGCTCATCCCGAAGCTCTTTGACACTCTCAAATTGTTTGAGCGCCAGAGACATTTCATTATTGGCAAAGGCACTGTTAATTTGAGCGATGGCGTCCTGTTCCTTTTGATTGATTTCCGCAATTCTGCCAATACCTTGATTCACCATGTCCATGACATTGTCCGCCGCGTGTTCCGGAGAATATCTTGATATGCCGCCTCGAATCTGTAGAGTTTCTTCCAGCTTTTCTCTCCTCCTATTCGCTTCCTGCTGTTTAATCCGTATCTGCTCAAATTGGGATTGAATGGTCGTAATTTGCGCTTTTCTGGCTGTATCTAATTGATTTTTATAATTGTCGAAAAAGGTATTGGCTTCCGAAATGCGAGCGTTCATCCTATCGTCAGACTCCTCGATGGCGGTTTTTATCGGTGTCTCACCTGTTATCGAAGACACTTCATCAGCAAGCGATTGTTTAGCCGGTTCAGTCTTTGTTGGTTTTGGTTCAGGTTGCGGTTGCGGCTCGATAGCGGTTTTAATATCATTGATTGTTTTCTCACCCAATGAGGAAGAAAAAGTGGTTACTGGCGCAGGAGTTTTGTTATCTGCGATGGATTGAATATAGGAAGGCGTGCCGGTTGAAACTCTAACGCCATCTTGAAGAAGTGTCGCAGTACCTTCGGGATTTTGTTGTACGGTATATGCCATGTTTTTTAATATACTTTCCAAAAGAAAGCGCGTTGTCCTCCGGGTGTAGAACATCCCGATCCGCTTCCACCGTCGTTGGTAATCCAATTAAGAGTAAAACTTGTTGAAGATAAAACAGTTAATTGCGCCTCCATGGCTAAAACGGTTGTATTACTGTCTGTTACTTCACTGTAAATAATTCTGTTAGGAGAAGTTGAAGCTCGTGGGTAAGATTGAGCATTTGTATCGCTAGAAAAAGTTGCTATTGAATTCCACATTGAATACTGCGATGTTCCAACTGTTGAAGTGGCCGCGCCGGTTGAATGTACAATCGCGCAGGTATTAGCCGGCGAGTTGTCGGCATAATTACCTGAAGCGGTTATTTCAATAAAAGATGGCAATCTTCCTAGTGTGTGATTCACCACTTGATTTCCTGTCGAGCCATTGGCGATAAATGCTGTTCCCATATCAACATTCGGAGGCATCAAACGTAGATTTCCATTTGAATCTACTGTGAGGGGAGAAGAAGAAGCGACAGAAGTTGTGCTAATTCTAAAACCTCCAGCAAAAATGGCAGAGTCATTAACTGTAAGTCCTCCGCCCGAAGATAAACTTCCATTGAAATAATGCGCGTTATCCCATCGCACTTCTCCGGCGGTTGTTGTGGTCGGCAGAAACCAGCGAGAAATTTGGCCTAAACCGTCAGTTGTCGAACCTGTCGGGAATAAGCCTCCTTGCCTGAATACAGACAAAGAATAAGGAGATGATGTGCCAAAGAGAGAAGAAACAACCAGAGGCCGTCCTTCTGTTGAAGTGCCAATGCCTGTGCCAAGTTGCGAACCTAGAGTCGCAAGTTGGACAACTCCCATTCCGCTAAATGTGGAGGTTGGCGCGCCAGTTATTGTCAGCGAATCGGCGTAGCCTCTTGTGGCTAGTTGATTGGAAGAAGAGGCGGCAGTCGTGCCATTCCACCACGGAATATCATCAAAATTCCACAGTTGAGTGATTGTCTCGGTGTTATTTTTATTAGCATAGCCTTCATAGAAACAAGGCGGAGAATTTGAGATAACAAACTCTGACGCGCCCGCGTGAGCAGTTTGAAGCGTGGAAGAAGCGGTATAAGGTGGCACACGGTCAAGTCCTCTCGTTACTCCTGTTAATTGCGCCGTACCATCGGAGTTTTGAGTAACTCCAGTGAAAGAAACGAATTCTTGCTTGCCCGAAGTATTACCCGGTTGAACCGTGCCGCATCCCAAATCTCCGAAATTCGTTATGGTAAATGTATTATACGAACCGTTTGGCCTCGTATAGCCGAATTTTGTCAAAGAAATGGTCGTCTGCGAGGCAGAAATACCGGAACCGGAAAGAAAATATCTTTCTCCGCCCACCGCGTTTCGGGTATCTCCACCAAGCGACAGGACGGAATTAACTTTATCAATCGAACTTTGCATTAAATTTTCAATTTGATTGATTCGCCTATTCAACTGTGAGCTTTTTGAATCGGAGAAGTAATAGGCTCCATAAATAGTAAGGAGATAGAGAGCGAGAAAAGAAATTATTTTTATTATGTGAGAGGACATATTTTTTATGTTTATTAAATTATAACATTTATTTCGTTATTTTCTGCGGAGCATTATTTGACATAATACTGTTGGGCCCGAAAGAAAGAATTTGGAAAGCGTTGTCATCCCCTTCGGTTTCAAAACGCACTTGATATTCAAAATAGTCCGTCGGTACCGTTGGTTTATATCTTCTATATTTCGGCGTGTTTTCTCCCTCTTCAAGCTGACCGCCGAGAGGATTGGTGCCAAGAGAGTTCACGCCAAGAGCCGCAGACGCATTAGGGATATAAAGAAAATCCTGCGAGGCTCCATCAAGTTCATACGTTGTGATATTTTTCGCTCCTTTCCATTCATAGAGGAGAGAGACATTCACTTTGGTATTGCCCGCGATATAGAGTTCGGTGAAAAACTTATCGAAATTTTTAAGCACATCCCGCCGTCCGCCATTTTGATACGAGAAATGAGCTTTGAAAGAAATAGGGTTGCCATTGTCGCTCAATCCCGAAAAGAGCGTGTAGGATTCAGGAACAGAATTTGAATGGCCATAAAAAAGGTCGTTGTAGACGGTGATTCTGCGAATTCCCATCACCTGCGGCGGTTGCCAGAATCTTTTGGAGAGGTCAAAGATAAAAACCTTTGAATTAGACGGGTCAGTTATGAAAATGTTGTTGCGCCAGAATTCTATTTCGCCATTTGCAAAAGAAGCGTCTGTAAAATCAGGTTTAATCGGGTCGGAGATAGCCACAGCTTGCGGACTCGGAAGATTCTCAACCTGTCCTAATTCCACTAATTCTTTATTATTCGATACCCAGACAACCGCCTTTTTAATCTTTGCTATTAGTTCCTGTGAAATCGCTCCTTGCCCGGAAGAAACAAGTAGAGGTCGTGTAACGGGAACTTCCCTGTCTGCCGATGAGCCGGGAGAAATTTCAAAATTAACTTGGTACACTCTGTCTTTGCCGGAGAACACCAACATACTTTTATCGTCTGGAGACTCAAAGCCGATAGTGATATCATCAAGAGTCAATAACGCTCCCTCTCCCGCTATGCGAGGCGAGGAATATGAAAAGTCCGTATATGAAGTGTCTTTAGAAATATAAACTCTTCGTGAAGTAGCGGAGCCAAGCCAAACTTGATTTTGTAAAACTTTAATGGTGTCGTTGTCGAAATTTGAAGAAGGTGTATTGGTATTACTTCTCACTGCCTGAACAACTAATGCCCCTGTGTTGAAAGTAAAGGTTGTTGGATCGGGTGTAACTCCGGTAAAGGTTTTGGCGCTTTGGCCTGTGTAGGTAAAGGTTTGCCATGTGCCATCCGCGTCTTTTACTCGTATCTGTCTCGTTCCGTTTATAAAGAATCTCTGTGTGGAAGAAGCTACGTCCTCATTCAAAACAATGGTATTCGATGTATCGGAAGCAAAAGTGCCTTGCCCGCCGCTCCATTCATACATGGTTGGCGTGCCATTCACAAAGAGAAGAATATCAAGTTGTTCTGTTTGGCTCCATACTGTTGCGAATCGAATTGAGGATGTAGCTGTAGCATTTAATCCTCCTAAAAGATTCTCGAAATTCCGTAAATCTGTTGAGGTTGCGGTGGGGAGAAACTGAAGCACTCCATTTGCTTCCCGCGACACAATTTCTCCTCCTGTTGAATTTTTCCAATCAAAGTCGGATTGTATGGCTGTCGCGGTTGTTGAAGCCGCGCCAAAAAGCTCGATGCCGGCGCGAGTTTCCACTTTCTCATTATCTGAAATAAGAACATTTTGTGAACCAGCAACTAAAACATCCGAGGGTGTATTTGTAGGATCAACTTTTGTATAATAACCTTTGAAAGAATTGGTTAGTTGAAAATTAGCATCAGCCGTTCCGCCTAATGTGCTTGCACCGCCAACCGCGCCAAGAGCGAGGGTAGAACCTATCAGCCATTTTCCTAATTTTGTTTTGAGAAACTGAATCATTTTTTGTTATATCCAAAACGTCTCCATCGGTTCTGGGTTTTGATTCCTTCCGGTGGTTTTAACGATTTATAGCGTTCATATCCGCCCACGCGCTGTCCTGTACCATATAGTTTGTTGTAGTATTTTTGCGCGTCATCCACTCTCGTCAGTCCGTCAGAGATAAGCACGCAACATTCATGGATAAAGAGATTCTCCGCGTCAGTATCGAGATTCACGATGTCCGTATCGGCTGTTGGCACATCCAGCCATATCCCTGCTGTAGAACGGAAAAGAAAATTTGAATGATAGAGATATTCCCGTGGAGTCGGCAGTTTTGACGAGAGTATCCCAATTCTAATATCTGTGTCGGCGGATGTTGTTACCAAAGCCAGACGGACATAATCAATATCAGTGATGGTGGCTGTACCTGTTTCAGACGCGCCATTCCAATCGAAACGATAGAGATTCCAACCACTCCGCAGAGACCCGAAATGAATAGCTCCAGTGATTGAAAAATAATTTGAACCGTCAGAACCAATACGAAGTGTCAGTGAAGTAATGAGGGAAGAATCGGGACAATACACCCAGAGGAACAATGAGGCTTTATTTTCGTGGTCGGTAAGATCAACAACCGCATCTCCATTCCATGTGATGAGGTTCGAGCCAGAAGAAACATCAAACCGAAGCGAACGGTTATTCTCCGCGAACACAATCGTATCTTCCACGATATTTGATACTCCCGTGCCAGCCGTCCAATTATCGTCAATTGTTTCCGTGATATTCAAAGAGTTTCCTGAATCTTTTGAATAACGGAGAATTTTCGTGCCGTCCTCAAACTCAAGCGTAAATTCGTTGTCGTTTTTTTCTCTGTCGAAATCCTCGCTGAACCGTTTGGTAGGATTATCACTGACACTTCGCGTGGTTGTCTGTGGGCGAATATCCACGATGGATTTTACGTCATCAGCAGGGTCGTATGAATAGACCCCGCTAAAGATATTCAGAGTTGTTTTCCGCACTGTTTCTTGGGGGCTTAATTCCGAAAGCAAATTGACCGCCGCTTCGCCGAAAATAGAATAATCTGAGACACCAGAAACATCATCTAAGGACGCGCCCCGAAATTTTCTTCCAAGCGTCTCACGGACCTTTGTAATGTCAAATGCCATTATCTTGATGTGTTAAATTCAATTACACTAATTGGAGTTGAACTAGCCACCGCTATGCAAAGCACTGCGTCAGTTGAAAGATTCCCTTTATCCACACTCATTTCATAAGTTGGAGTTGTTGATGAAAGATGAATACCGCTAAACATAGTCGCGATATTGCCATCATTGACATTGCAATACACGCTTGCTCCGCTTCCAACCAACGAAAGAAGTAAATGCGACCTCGTTGTCGAAGTCGCCACCGCCCGCGAGCCGGGACTGTATGTTCCAACCATAATAGCGCTTGAAGTCGCCGTAGCCGGTGAATTGACGGTATTCAAGCCACCAAGTTGCATCGCTCCTCCCGTTCCAGCAAGAGCTATAAGAATCGCCACCGCCCATTTTTTAATTGTGTCAAACATTTTAATAAAAATTAGATTTTTAATGTCGGGAATCTTGTGCTTACCCGCTTCACAAGAACGGGCAAAGCAAGTCCCCGACTAATTATCTCGAATGACCGTGATTGAATAATCACAAGAACCATTCGTAATAAAACTTTGTATCGAAGCACTATCGTCATCGCCATTTCTCACAAATTGTCCAACAATATAGTCAGTTGGGCCAACTGTAAGATTAGGTTTTGTCGCTTGCATCGAGGTAGTTCCAAGAGCAATTAAGAGAGAATTTCTCCCAATTGGTTGTCCATTGAGAAAGGCCGTCGTTCCTGTCGCTGTTGGCGAAGTTGCCGATGTCGTACCGATAATAAACGAAGGATTCCCGCCTCCGCCATTAGTAATTTCCACAATCGAGCCACCACCAATATCTATAGTTGATGTCGCTCTAAAAGGATTTTGGAAATTAAAAGCAGTTGTGGAAGCCGTACACGCTCCCGAAATTGGAAGCCGAGTCAAATCGTTCTGGGTGAATGAACCCTGTGTCGTTGAAGTTGCTTTATTACCAGAACCTAATTGTAAATCAGTGTAGTTGGTAAAAACACCTTCTGCGCCACCAAGAGAACCTTGACTCACAATCTGTCTCACTTCATTAAGGAGACCTTGTGAATCGAACGAAGTCTGTGAACCGCCTTTGAATATCGCAACAACAGCAACAATAATAGCGATTGTTGCGATAACTCCTGAATACTTTTTTAAGAATTCCATAGGGTTATTTTGTTGTTAGTTGCTAAAGTTACGATATATCAAACGGTACCGTTTGAACCAGAAATGCCGCACCACGTTCCACAATACACAAGCTCGCGGAAGCGAGCGCGATAGAACGCCCGGCGTCGTCTGTCGTTTAGAGCGTCCGTCCATGCTGTTTCAAGAGGAATACGGACATCTCTTGCAATCGAGTGCATTTTCGATACCACGAAGTAGGACGTATTGGCGTTCGAGTTGAACGTGTTGTACGTCGAATCGAGATATTCAGACACTCCAAGCTCAAGACCCGGATACACGTTTGAAACGTAATTCGAGTCGTTGTTTCCCGTTCCCGGTTTCAATTCCGAAGCAAGCACCGCATGCGCTGTTGGGAAAAGATTAACTGGAAAGAGCGCGCCGTCTGCTCGCATTGAAGCCAAGTCTCCATCATGCGCTTTTTGAAGGCGCAATGATTTAATAAGCGTGGCAAAGGCATCCGCCGCCAATACGCCTGTTTCTAAGTTATCAATCGTGTCTCCGTTGATTGAGACATGGGAGTTGCTCACAAGCGCTATGCCATCAGGAGTAGTCGCGCCGGAGAATGCGTCCGCGTAGCTTCTTTTGAAAGCGCCTGCATCCCGCGTTGTTCTCGCGCGAATACCCATCTGTTCTACCCACTTATTTACCGTACCGTAGGATTCGGAATCTTCTCGGTATTCCTCGGTAATCGGCAAATCTTTTGCGAATTTCACGACATCTTTCGATGTTTTGTTTCCTACCCGCACCGTTGCCTCGGACACTTCTTCGTCTGCGCCCGTTTCATCGAAGTTTCCCGGCCCTGCTGATTCCGCATACTGTACTGTTCCCCATGGAGTTGTGCCTTGACGGAAGAATAGCGGATTATCAGCGCGCACTTCGGACGGTTGCTGGTCTTGCTCGAAAGCTCCGTAGAAAATTTCGTCAAGACCTGCCTTTGATGTATTACCTTGATCTATTACTGACATTTTAATTTCTAATTAGCTATTAAACCGTCCCCATCCATAGATGGGAATTACACACACCGACATCCAAAGTTCCCTTTACGATGTCGCCATTGAAGATACAGAGCGCCAGAGTTGCAGGAGTATCACTTTCGTTTTCATCAATCGTGAGCGCGCCGGCGACAGTTGCCGCCGAACGGTCAAAGTTGACGTAGTCAAAAAGAAGAGGAAGCAATTTTGCGTCCGTATCAATGTTCGCCGCAGTATTTGCTTTACCGCGAAGAACGGTGCCCGGGCCGACCAATTCCACAAGCACATTGCCATTTGCAGTGGACGTTTCATCGGATTCAGATCGAGTTCAATTTGTTATCGTGAATCTCTTTATATTCACATCTGATAGTCGCCTATCAGTTCAGACTATATCATCACTTTCGTGAGCGGTTTTCGTGGGGATTTTATTGTTGGAACTCAATCCCTAGTCGTTACACCTTCCAGAATACCTATGTCCATTCTGGGTTGGCTCGGTATTATCTCTTGTGAGACTTCCACCGAATTTACCGCTTTCTTTAGAAGTTCCTTAAAAAATTCTTCAAAAAGTTGTTCTTGGTTAAAGGTTTTACAATGACATTTTCTACAAAGAGTAATTCCATTCGAAAGTTCATATCTTAATTCAGGATTATTTACCCATTTTTTAATATGATGAACTTCTTTATTTCCACCTAATTCACCACACCAAAGACAAGCGAATTTATCTCTTTCTAAGATATTTCTACTCCATAGTTTAGCGTCAATCCTTTTTCGTTCTGGGTCATGTCTTCCTTTTCCACCTTTCCAGTTCGGATGTTTTTCACCTCTAAGTTGTAAGTAGGGTTTCCCTTTATTCCACGGAATTCTTGTTTTCATAGCACACGTTTTTGAACAGAATTTTTTTCCATTTGAAGGAAAATCTGTAAATTTTACGCCACATTTCTGACAAGATATTTCCCTTTTCAATCCACCTTTCCACATATTATTTGCAGAACCCGACCCATATCCTTTCATTCCAGTATTCCAAGTTTTATGTCCTTTTTTGAAAATCTGGGGGTTATTTTTTGCCCAAGGAGCAGGTAAACCTTTATTCCAAGCTGTTCTCATCGTTTAATTTTACGATAAGAACTAAGAATTTTCAAAGAGCTAATGGGACTAACCGTTAATCCCGACAAAAATATCCGTTCCCTGCGTTGGCATACCATCAAGTAGAAGTCCAACAAAACCACCCGTGTTTTTAATCACGGCATCACCCGGTTTGAGCGTTTCCGTCAAAGAGGTTGCGGTTCTGTCGTCAACTCGGAACTGGTACGAACCGTAGTTGTTATTCTTCAAAGCCTTTAGATCATTTGTTGCCATTTTTTCAGAATTATGTCTTAATAATTCCGAACATGGACTTGTAAGAATTATTTAGTTTTTTTCTCCTGAATCCATCCGTGATTCGCGTCGTACCGATATATAAAGAATTTTCCTTCATATTTATCAGGCGCGACTTTTTTATATTTGAATCGTAATAATTCAGCTTCCTTTTCCGGCGAGAGCGCGATAATAGTTTTTTCAGGACTTTTCTGACCGGGGCCAGAACCGACACCCGGTGGGGGTGGACGATTTTTTAATTCGTTCAAAGTGTTCTGTGTTCTATGCCGATTGGCCAGCCACAGAGCCTCTTCCACGTCCCGAAAGACATTACCGGAAGGTTTGATGCGATTTTTATAAAAATACATCTTAAAACGGACTTCATCCTCCGATGTTGAGGTTTTGCGGATTTCCGCTTCAGCCTGCTGTTCAAGAAAATTATTTTGAAAGTCATCGAGAGGATTTTCGTTCAGGATAGGTGTTTCATCAACAGTCCCTCCTAAATCAACAATCCTTTTCTTGGTGCTTTCAAGGGTAAATTTTGCCTGACGCAGCTGTTCCTCTTTGCTTTTCGGCGGAGTATACGCTCGGTTAGAACCTTCAAGGGCTTCTAATTCTTTTATGTAGTCAATGTTCGGCGGAGTTGCCGGAGTTTCCTCCTTCTTCTCCGGTGGCGTTGGCTCCGAGGTTGGAGCAGGTGCCGGTTCCACCACAATTGGCGGAACAACCTCTTTTTTTTCCTCTAAATTCATATATATTCCACTAACGCGTGGCTTGCGGTCTTGCGACATTATTCCTTTGCGTAAGGCTAACGGCCGATAGGCAAAAGAAAGGGGCGAGAGAGGTCTGCCTGCGCGTAACACGCAGACAGGTACGCCCCTTTCTTTTGCCTACCGACGTAATTTTTCAATAAAAAGTTCAATCGTTTCGATATTCAGAATCATCATCCGTCCCGCGAGTGTTTCTTCGTAGTTGGCGGCTTTGAGCATTTTGAAATTGGCAATCCAGTAGATATTATTTGTTATCATTTTCCATAAGAGGGAATTTTTGAATGATTCCGCGTCTTCTCGGAGAGCCGCAATTTCTTCTTGACTCAATTTCTTTTTGCCAAGATATAATTTTCCGCCGACATCGCGAAGCAAATCGTCAATCGTTACCGCTTTAAGCAGACGGTCAGTCAGAAATTTGATTAAGATGATTCGTATCTTCTTCATTATTCGTCTTTTTTACCTCTTTTCTTCTTTGTTTCTTCTGTTCTTCTCAATTTCAACTTCTGCTCCTCGGTAATTACCCGCCCCCCCAATTTCTCGTAAATGAAACGCACTGCCGCTTCCGTATCTTTTGTATCAACACCCTGAAGATGGCGAGTCCAAATACCTTTTCGTTCCACTTCTTCCGAAGAAACGGCGGCTTTCTGGCCGAGTACCAATTTAAGAATGTCCTGTGCTCTTTGTTTTTTATCAGAGTTTTCTAAAATATAACTCATGGTTTTATACGTTAAGTTTTAATATATTCGACCATTTATGGATTCCCTACACCCGCCGAATCCATCGCGGCGCTTTGGCTTATTCTCTCCGTTACACTTCCTTTTCCCCCTTTTTGATAGGGAGAAGGAAGGATGCCTTGTAAGGCTTTCATGGTGTCTTTGGGAATGTATTTTGCCGCGTCTCCGCCAACAGCTGGGGCAAAGAGAAAATCGCGGGTAACATCGGCAAGTTTTTCAGGGTCTTGTCCGATAAGCGGATTAGCAATCGCTCTGTCGTACGTTTCAAGTTTGATAACTCTCTCAAAGGAAGAGTTCTTGGGGAGCAGGGCATCGGGTTCGATAACACATTGAAAGTCTTTCATCCGCCATGACACCGGATCGGATTCATAAATAGTCCGGCCATATTTCACCCCTTCTTCATACAAGGCCACATTTTTTTCTTTTTTTTCTTTCTCTGTAAAGGAACGTCCACGCCAGACGTCGGTAAAACGCACGACAATATCCTGTTTCTTTCCGTCCATAACTTTATTATTGAGAATCATGGTCATATATTTCATTCCCATCGCGCCACCTGTCAGTTCGATCATCTCGCCTCTCGTCTGGTACCTCTGAATATCGTCAAGTTTCAATTCTCCAATTTGTTTCACCATCACCCCCATCATTTGCCCGATAATACCGAGATTGCGGATAGCATTTTCTTGGAGCAAGACGGCTTCGCCTCTGGTTTTATTACTCCCCGACACGCCAGAGAGTTGTGGGTCAAGAGAGGTTTCGTTCATCTTCTGCTCCGCTTCCGAGGCGGCGGTATATGAATAGCTTGGATTGGCAAAGCCAGTGGCCGGTGTTACTTTCGCATCTCTTGCTAAATCTGTGATAGTCGCGGGAATAAAGGCAGAACGGTCTAGTTTGCCCGCGCCAGAGGTGAAGATGGCGGGGAAGGTGGCGAAAGTCGAGGCATCCACGGCGTTCTGCCTCATTCTATCTACCAATTCTTTATCATTTGCCAATTTCGCGGCCAGAGACTTGTACCCCCAGAATCGCATGGCATCTATCGGCTCTGCTCCGAATTTCACAATGGGGTATTTTGGCTTATTCTTATTCGTCCGATGCTTCATCGGGTTATAATCCACATTCAGATTGGACATATAAATCCCGTTCACTTTCGTAAATTGCTGGTCGGAGCCGCGATAAGACCAAGTGATTTCCTCAACAAGACCGTTATCGTTTTCATCTCCCGCGTCGTAAAAAGAACCGTCCGTATTTAGTATAGAAATAATACCGGGACGGACATGCTCGAAATAAGGACACCAAGAATGAATAGCTTTTGCTTCCGCATACGAAATACGGCGGCGATGAATGATGAAGGGCTGGCGCTGGATGTCAAAGACATAGGGATTGCCGATAAGCACTTCATCCGGCGGAAGCAGGTGATCTTGGAAACCAGAGATGACATCATCAACCACCTTCTTTTTCGTATAGTCGCTCCATGTGCCTTCAAGAATTTCTTGATAGCCTTCGCAATAGTCAACTTTGTAATATGAAACAGGGTTAACGAGGCCAGAGATAACAGCGTATAAAAAGGTTTGTTCATAGTTTGATTTGCGAGCATTCCATTCTAAAGAGATGCGAGCAATATACGCCGCCGCTTCATCATCGGGGTCGTCTTCATTCTGCGGAAAGACCGATGGAAAGATAATTTGTTTGGTCAAATGCGCCGCCGTTGAGATAATTTTATTCCTTGTGGCCGCGCTTGTTCCCGTAAACATCCACGCTTCATCAGGGTCATCCGAGGGCGCGGGCGACCATGCCAACCAATCTTTCTGGTCAGTATTCATCCGTTCAATGACAGACATATCATTAAATTCTCGGAAGGGCCGGTGAAGAATGTCATCTCCACTTTGTAAATCATTATGAAGAATGTTCTCCAGAGCTTTTATCTCCGAGCTTGGTTGGTACGGTGAAAGAGAGTTTTCAACTTTTCCGTCTTTGTTGTATGAAAGTGAGATGAGAGACATGTAATAAGAATTACTGCCACGCCTCTCATTTCGTGAATTTCCCCGATTATACCACACAATAAAAAATCACACAAAGTTATACACAGCGTTTCCGTGTCCACCTCTTTGAAACCCACGATGGTGAATAGCGCGGCGCGGAATCATACGATTCACGATGATCGGTAACAGCCCATTCGCGTAAAGCATCGTTGACATGCGACGTAAAATTATGCAATGGCTTCGATTTGTATTCTCCTCTCTTGTCATCCCATTGTTTTCGATATAAAGCCATTTTTTCGAGAGCGTCTCTGCATTTATCCTTGTCCACCCATACTTCCTTGAAACGCCGCCTGACTGCCGCGATTCCTTCATTTATTCCTAATTTTGGCACAACATTAAAGTCAACACCAAGACGGCGCGCCGTTTCGATAAGCGAGTGGCCAGTTTGGAGACTTCGGTTTTCAATGTCGTGAGGGGCGTAATGACTGCCATAGACATATTTCTTATTTTGGAGCACCTCTACATAGTGTTCAAACCCTTCTCCGGAATTTTCATAAGTATCAAACCACCGCCACTCCTGTCCCACTTTTTGAAAAAAGAGGATGACAGTCGAGTCGGACATACCTAAATCCCACCATGTATGTACTGGCCAGCCTTGTTTATACGGCACATTTGTTATCCGTCCTTCCTGTCTCGCGGTGGCGAGAATATCCCCATAATATGAGCCTTTAACAGAGGCATCAAAGGCTTCTTCGATGGTAGTCGGGTACTCCTTCATCATCTCATCCATATCTCCACCGAGTGATTGTAGTTTCTGGTGATAGTACGTTATCTCTTTATCCGTCAGATTGTATTTCTTCTGGTAGTCTCGAAGCACAGAGGGAACTTCCATAGGAGTGATGGTGTCTATTTCGGAATCCCACTGCCAGTTGTAGAAATGAGCTTTGAATTGTAAATCATGCTCCACCGCTCCCCGATTCCACGCTTCCATAAACATATCGTGAAATATCCCTTTAGCTCCCTGTGAAGTAGATTCAATGGTAATCATTCCTTCTTTTGGCACGGCCGGAATAGAGCCAGAGATGATTTCTCTGGCTCTATCGGGAAATTCAAGCGCAATCTTGGCAAATTCAGTGATATGGAGCCGATGAAAGGTTCCAGCACGGCCGGTGGAGTCTACAGTCATGGACGAGAAGGTACCATCACCGAAGCCAACCTTCAAACGTCGAGCCGATTCCATGTCTACATAAAAAAGTCCTTTAATCTTTTGCGGAAAGTTTGCCCATGATAGAAAGACTTTGTTGTCAAAAATATCTTTGGCGGTATCGAGGTCTTGAGCGATAAAGAGACAATCAGTGTTCGGAGTCCAGAGCGTATCATCGAGCATGTCCACTGCACCAAAGGTTGTCGCTCCATGTTGCCGAGATTTAAGCACGATATTCCTCTTTGCCCGATTTTCCATAAAATGCTTCTGCACTTTATTCAGCTTCATTTGCACCATTTCCGCTTTCTTATTCCGAATGAGATAGAGAGTCTCCAGACGATAGAGCTTATCCCGAAGCCGAGGATAGATGAATGGAATAACCTTAGGAGTGCCTTTAACCATAGTTTGAAGTGAATTTACAATCAGGATAACGAGAACAAGAAATAAAAAAACCAAAAGAACCGTATTTTTTAATTAAAATTCCGCCTTTCGGTTTATCATACGCATTACACGCGGGACATTTCTGTCCCGGAGCATATCTTTTTCGTAAAACGGAACCGTCCTTCCCCTTAACAAAACGCATTTTGTGTTGTTGAAATAGTTATCCACATATTAAATATATTTTATTATATCAAAAAAGGAATATACTTGTAGGTAAGAATTACACTTATAGTCCTATCGAACGTAGGAAGCGTGCCTTGACCAGTACGCCGATCGTCCTCGGAGGAGGAGTAACGGATAAGTCTCACGGGAGGCGAAACAGTGGTTCATACAACTCCAATTAAATAGAAAAAATTAAAAATAGGGTGCTAGGGGTTTACCCACGGCTCTTAACCCAACACTCTTTTTCTTATCTGTCCATAGTTATACTGAAAAATAGAAAATTATTTCTGTCTATAGCAAGTTATGAAATGACAAAAATAAGTTGGAGAATGTGAATAAAATAATAATTACTGTTTGTCAATAGTACGTTACGAAATGACAAAAACATTTTGGAGGGGAGGGGTGGTGTATATACATACCCCCACCCCCCTATGTCATGGGGTAGGTACCCCACCAATAATTATCTATATATAATAATATATCACTACCTACCGACAATATATGTTGTGCGACACTGTAGTATTGTATGGCTCTGTTTAGCCTTGGTTTGATTGCTCATCTGTATTGTTATCTATTTTATCCAGTTCTTGCAAGAATTGAGCCATTGAAATGTTTTGAGTTGATAGACCCCGTTCTAAACGCAACTGTTCATTCGTAACTGCTACAGCCTGTACCACATTTTGCATCCTTTCCTTACTAAAATCTCTATCTAACAAGTTCTTTACACCCTTATTTCTCACGATTTCCAATCCCTTCTGCAAGTTGAAACCGTGTAATTCTTCCAATCGGAGCATCTCCTGCTTAAAAGCCAACGAGTTTACCGTTCTTTTTGCCATTCTTTCCGATGTAGATTGTTTATAACCAGCCAAAACCATAGCTTTTCCTATTGTCGGCTTTACTGTGTCTGTAGTAAGCATCATGTAATAAATACGAGCGCATCTCTTTGCGCGATCTTTCTGTGGCTCTACAACTTCGGTAACAGTATAGTTATTTGACATATTATCTATATTATGCTATACTGTTATTTATACTTGACTATATGTATACATTGTATACAATCAGTTCTTACTTAGTAGTTTGATATGAACACTATGAACCTAGAAGAAATGGAGAAAGATATGCGAGCGTTGATCCTTGTTATCATAGGCTTCTTTGTGTTGATTGCATTATAACATAGTACCTTCCTAGAGTGTATAGCTCTGTGTATACACTTTATGGAGAGCATTAGTATAACCTAACCCCGTACAAATGTGAGTGAGATAAGAATCTCAAATAACTTATACAGACGTAAAAAACAATTAGTATATGACAAAACGAAAATCACTATCAATAAGCAGATTACAAGCCTTACTGGTTTCTTTTCAGCTTTCCCGCTCGGAGGACGTAACAATAGTCAAAGAACACGTCATCTTATTACACCAATTTCTCTCCTTTATAGAAAAACATAAAGATGAAGAAATAATAGAGTTTAAGTAGTCTTCCTTTTTATTTTATTTCCATACTTCACTTTGCTCCATTTCTTTGCAAGAGCGGGTTTCTTAGCGTACTTCTTTGTTTTGAACTGCGAGATTAAAACATTCCTTACATACAGCGCCATATTCATAACATATATCTGGTATCTCCCCCTTCTTCCCTCCCATCAAACATCGAGCTTTGTCTCGCATGATTATTTTACCACATTTATTACAATCAAACGGTTTCCTTGGGGCTGGCTCTGTTAGCTCCAGTTTTTTCGGTTGTTTTGGATCATTGCTCATATCGGACTTTATTATTGGCAGACGGGTAATAATATGGGTTCACTTGACGCAAATAATCATCAAGGGGGTTATCATTCTGCGGATAAGGCAATGTCTTGCCCTGATATTTATCTTTGTATGAGTCATAAAGCTCGCGGACATTTTTCTTTCCGCTTTCCGCCGCCGGTTTCTCTTTCTGATCGGAATTCAAAAAATCTCCATAAGAACAACTAAACGCCTCACAAAATTTGAGCAATTCTTCGACTGTAATCTTGCGTTTGCCTTGTTCTATTGAAGTAACAGCCCCGCGGGACAAACCGACTTTTTCCGCAAGTTCCTCTTGCGTCATTCCGGCCTTTTGGCGGAAATCCTGTATTTTTTTGTAGAGATTTGGTGGTTTCGTCATCCTAAATTTATATCTTGGTTTTCATCGGCTCTCCAATCTGTTTCCGTTCCTCTAAACTGCTTCTTCACTATTTCCTCAAACTTATCAAGGAGTTCCACTCGCTTCTCCGCTATAACAATGTCAACGGTGATAAGTTTGGCAATAATAGAACAAGCATTTTGTACCGCCAACCTCGTTACCTTTGTCGAATCAAGCACTGTTTCAGGAATGATAAAGATACCACCTGCATTTTCCATGATTCTTTCATACGGCGCTCTTAGCGCCTTGTACAAGATATTATTTTCTCCGAGTTCCTCCGCTATTTCCATAAGACATTGACCACCTCCCTCTACCACACCTTCTTCCATAGCCGCTTTAGTCGCATTCTTAGCATCTTCCATTTTATCCTTTTTGAATGTTCGCTCCTGTTCAGTAGCGGCGCCGACGCGAATAATAGCCATGCCGGCCGCGAGAGCGCTGATTCTCTTTTTTGTCTTATTCTTAAACATCATGTCCTTTTCCAAGTTCATATGTTCGGTAAGGACAGCAATTCGTTCGTCTACCTTACCCCTCCCGCCACTTATACTGAAATTATCTTCGTCCACAACCACTTTTTTAGCAAAGCCGAGCCATTCCGTAGTACATCGCACATCCGTTAGCTTCATACCTTTATTTCTATCAACAAATTTCGCATCGCAAAAACAGGCTACGTCTTCAAGTTCTTCCGATGTCAGCGCGGGACACTTCACCAAGAGAATGTGAGGGCGGTATGATTCTCCTTTATTTCGCGCCACGGTAGTATTAAGAATACCAACGATAAATGGTTTAGAAAAAGCGGTATTTTCATATCCGTTGAAAATAACAAGGTTTTTATTTACTACCTCCAGTTGTCCAAGGTCTTTAATGAGCTGTAATATGGCATTCGGTGAATCAATAGGGTCGTTACAAACCAAAATCTGCGTATCCACCCATATTGCCTCTTTATTATTATTGTTTGAAAAATATGGGCTGGCGTAAGTGCCAAGATGCCTCATCCCAAGAGAGAGTTCGGTATCCACGCTATATTTTGTGTACCAATTATCTTCAATGGACACATAGCCGTGTACTCCCACTTTCTTCACCACTTCCGCGATAGCCATGCCGTCTTCCTCGTTTCGCATTGATGTAACGGCAACATTCTTCAAATCATCCGCTCCTGCCTCCCTGCTCCTTTCCTTAATCTTTTCCACGACTATTTTTGCCTCTTTTTGAATTTCATCTCCCAGTAAAACAACATTTGTTTCATTCCCTATGATATTTTTGTTTATCTTCTCGTAGACGGAACGTAATAAAGCGCCGGCGATAACGGCTGTAGTACTTGTCCCGTCTCCCGCCGTTTCGTTTGTCTTCATGCAGGCTTCCACCATCACTTGCGCTCCTAAATCCTCCACCTCGTCTTCTAGCGTGGTATGCCGAGCGACAGTAACACCATCATTGGTAATCGGCGGAGACTTGTAATTTTTATAAATAAGGGCGTTTCGTCCGCCGGGCCCAAGCGTCCGGCCTACCATATCGGCAACAGTGATCGCCCCTCGTGCCACGCGAGAACGAGTGTCATTCCCTTCCGGCATCTTGTCCTTTGTTTCAAATGAAATTATTTTTTTAATCATAGTGTGGTTAAAATAAGCCTATAAACGGACTTTCTTTTAAGTATTTATATGACCACTTACTTTCAGAGAAGAAAACCTAACGTATCCAAGTGATGCTTCTATTTCAATGTGCCCATCAAAATTAGTTACACTCTCTGTCCCAATGTAATCAGACCAATCGTTACCTTCCAACTTTTTAACGTCTTTAGCTGTGATTCTTAAAATTTTCATAAGTTATTTTACATCTCGACAAATCGGAGAGGTGTTTAGATAGCACTTCGGGCATATTTATCAAACCATTCCACAGCCTTCTTTTTGTCTGCCTTGCTCTCACTTGCTTTTAATTTCTTATAAATAAGAAACTTATCATCTTCCATATAGTATGCCATCATATAAGCCCACGGGTCGCTATCAAACAGACTCTTACTTATTACACCGCCGCACATTCCGCCGCCGCCATTTTGGTAAGTGCTTTCTCCTTCTTCAAGTGTTTTGGGTTCTTCTTCCATATATTTTCCTAAATTTATTTTACATCTCGACAAATACGAACTGAATAGTCAATAAGCTCAATCGTACCTTCGCAGACACAATCTGTGATGACTTCGTTCACCACACAAGGCCTTTGTTTTTCTTTCGGAATGTTCCTAATCAGAGAATCATTGCCCGATCTTTTATTATTTGTCAGCCAGCTAAGGGTTAGAAAGACGAGGCTGACGCCGATGATAAAGAGGACAGCTGTAATGATGATTTTGTTTTTGTTCATCTTATTTAGTTAAATCTTTTACTAAAGTAATTTGGAATACTGCCTCGCCACTAAATTTATCAGCTTTCGTCGCAGTAAACATACACTCGCCGCCAATGATTAGCCCGTTCGTAAAAAGTGCAACATGACCTTTTTGGACTTTGGTATGTTGAGGACTTATCTTCTTTTTTTGGGTTGTCTTGGACATTTCAGGAATGTGAGGCTGACCGCATTTTGGATTTCGTAATTTCATGTTTTTCCTTTTCTATCGCTACTTTAGTTAATAGTAAAAATTGATTCCGATTATCACAATCAAAATCACAACTTTTCATAGTCTCGAAATTAACTTTTTTGCTTCTGTGCGAGATACCACCTTTCCATATAAGTCTCCCGATAAGTCGAGAACTATTTTGTGCAGAAGCCGTGCGACTTGATTCCTATCTTTCCAATTCTTTTTTGCCCACTGATATTGATTCCGATATGCTTCAACCTCTTGGCTTATTCTAAATGGAATATCGGTAAAATATCTTTGCCACCACTCTTCGGGATGTACTTGCTGTTTAACATGTGTTTCTTCATGAATTAGAAGATCAGGAGTGATTGATAAACAATAACAGGTATCGCCATAAGTAAATAAAGTCCCTTTATAGAAGTCCGCTACGGGAAAATACTTCTTTATTTCTTCGTAATTTGGCGGCGGTTGATTTACTATTTTCATGTCTTTATAGATTCTAGGGTAGTGTTAAACATGATATTTCTCTGCCTAGGCCCAGGCAGTCAGGTTAAATGTCCAATCTCTCTAAAATATCCTGTAATTGAGAACAACTTGCTAGCGTTACATATTTGTTTTGGCGAATTGCATTTGCTAATGCGGGCAAACTTATTTCTACTTGTGCATCAGCTTCTGTTTTGGGAAGTTTTTGTCTTAGAACTGGAGCTAATCTATCTCTTAATCGAAGAACTAATTTAGAAACTTCCGACACTGCTTCATTCAAAGCAACTGTTTCTTGTTCTGTTGCCGAAACTCTTTGTGGCTCGGCAGATAATCCTATTTCTGTATGACCTGATAGGAATTTTCCGCTTACAGATGAACCTATTGGTTGAGAACCCATCTTATTATTGTACATATATTTTAATTATAAATTATTAGATTATTAAGAATTTTTTAATTTTTTTTTGTTTTCATATCACTTTCCAGACTTTCGACACGTCCCTTTAAGTCAGGAGACAAAGATTCAGAGGGTATAAATTTTGGGTTGCGCACCGCGAGGAACCGGCAGCCGCCACCCCAGCCACCGTCAAACCAACCGAGGTTGAGCTTGCGCAGCGAGCCATACCTGCCGAGGTAGAGGACGGC